CGTGGACAAGGCGATGCCCAACGTAACGGCGCCCAGGAAACGGCCTGAACCCTTAGACAGTTCTGTCCTTCAGGTACGCTACGAGGCAGAACCGACTCCGTGGCGGTTTCACTGCGACCCCACATTCGTTCGCGGCATCATGGGGCCGATTGGATCCGGCAAATCAAGCGCCTGTATCCTCGACCTGTGGTGGCGTGCGTGTTGTCAACAGCCGTACAATGGCATCCGAGAGACCAAGTGGATCGTCATCAGAAACACCTACCCTGACTTGCTTCACACCACCTTCGCGCTGTGGCAGGAATGGGTGCCGCAGGAACTCTACACGGCCACGATGGGAGCGCCGATCAAGGTGAGGCTGCGCCATCCTCTGCCGGATGGCACTGAGGTCAGAGCGGATCTGCTGTTTGTTGCCCTGGACCGGCCCGAGGACGTGCCGAAGCTGAAGAGCTTCAATGCAACCGGGGTCTGGATCAACGAAGCGGTGGAAATTGACCGAAGTGTGTTCGACATGGCCCTCGGCCGATGCGACCGGTTCCCGCCCATGCGGTACGGAGGCGCAACATACCCGACGCTCATCATGGACACCAATCCGCCGGACGACGAGCACTGGTACTACGAACTGGCTGAGTTGATCCGGCCCGAAGGCTACCGCTTCTTCCGCCAGCCACCGGCACTGCTGCGTGTCCCCAGCACGACACCGGGAATCCAGGACGCATGGGTCCCCAACGAAGGCCAGGACCCGAATTGGGGGCCTGCCGAGAACGTCCGACATCACAAGCGGGGATTCGACTACTGGCTGCGCCAAGTGCCTGGGAAGGACGCTGAATGGCTCAAGGTCTACATCGAGGGCAACTACGGCAGTGTGATGCACGGCAAGCCCGTCTACCCGGAGTTCAGGGACGATTGGCATACCGCGAAAGAAGACCTGCGGCCATACCCGCAAAGCCCGATTCTTCTCGGATGGGACTTCGGCCGCATGCCGGCCGTGGTTGTCTGCCAGTACACCCCACAGGGCAACTTCCGGGTGATCGACGAGAAGATGGGCGAGGATTGCAGCGTGACTGCATTCGTTCAGGACATCGCCCGTCCGTACATCAGGACCCGCTACGGCGACCTGACGCAGACCATCTCCCGGTGTGATCCTGCGGGGAAAAGTCGAGATCAGATCACGAATGCGACATGCCTGGAGATCCTGGACGCCGCTGGCTTCCAGTCCGACATCGCTACGACGAACTCGTTCTTTCCTCGCCGGGAGGCAGTGGCGAAGCTGTTGCTGCGGGCCGTTGACGGAAGGCCCCTTTTCCAACTCTCGCCACGTTGTGCGATCCTTCGCAAGGGTTTCCGCGGTGGCTACTGCTTCAGCAAGCTCTCGCGCGGCTTTGGACCGACTCATTCGGCCGAACCGGAGAAGAATCTGTACAGCCATCCGCACGACGCGCTTCAGTACATCGCATTGTATGTCGCAGGCGCATCGCTGCATGGCGGTTCGACGTCCGGCGCACCCGCTTGCAGCCCCCCTCGGCCCCACCAGCGTGCTGGCTGGACCCACTGACGCAGAACGGGCCGAAAATTTTCCGAAAAATCCCCATTGACCGATTCTCGCCGATGGTGTATTGTCATCTCTGCGAACATGGGACATTGGGTCTCACCATGGCCGACGATGTGACAATATCGCACAAGTTGGGCGCGACAACGTGTCGCAGCGACAACATGACGCGGTGAGGCAGACATGCCGACATTCGATGCCGTCCCTGGCGATACCGTGACCGCTGGCCTTGGGGTGATGCGGTTCATTGGCAACAGGGAACTGGACGATCTCCGGCGCCGAGCGAGCGAGACCGAGGCCCTCCACAAGTCCCAGCCTGATCTCTCTGCACTCGCAATCCTCGTCGAAACGGTCTTCGAGCGCAACAAGCGCGAGCGTGACCGTGTCCGCATCGACGAGCAGATGTTGGCGAACCTGCGCCAGAGAACCGGCGCCTACGATCCCGAAAAGCTCGCTCAGCTTGAGGAAATGTCCAGCACCAAAATTTTCATGTGCCTCACAGGGGTGAAGTGTCGCGCGGCGAAAGCCTGGATGAGCGATGTACTCGCCTCAGTGGCCGAAAAACCATGGAAGCTGGAGCCGACGCCTCTGCCCGATCTTCCGCCGCAGGTAGGCCAGGCCGTGGCGCAGCGCGCCATGGCCAAATGGATGCAGATGCTCAGCCAAGGCATGCTCATGCAGCCTGACGAGGTCTTCGCCTACTCGTCGAAAATCCGCGAGGAACTGGATACTGCCGTTGCGAAGGAAGCGAAACGGCGTGCCGGTCTCATGGACAAGCTGATCAACGACCAGATGGTCGAAGGCTCCTGGGAGGATGCGTTCGACGACTACTTGGTGGACATGACCACTCTGAAGGCGGGAATCATCAAGGGGCCGATTCTGCGCATGTCACCGAATCTCGTTTGGGGCCGTGGTCCGGGAAACCGCACGATACCTGTCACCAACATGGCCCCGAAGCACCATTTCTACTGCGTGAGTCCCTTCGACTTCTATCCGTCGGGTTCGTCCGTCTCCATTCAGGACGGCGACAGCGTCGAGATCGTCCGGATGACCCGGTTCGCTCTGGCTCGGATGAAAACCATCCCCGGTTGGGATGCCGATGCCATCGACGCAGTTCTGGTCAACTGGCGGCAACTCTCGTCCGAGTACACTCCAACGGACTACGAGCGGGCGCAGCTTCACAACAAGGCCGATCAACTCTCGATGAACGAAGGTCTGATCTCCGGGAAGGAGTTCTGGGGCATCGTGCAGGGGCAAACCCTCATCGAGGAAGGCATGGAGCGCGATCTAGGCGGGAAGCCCATTGATCCGCTCGCGGAATACCCGATGTGCGTCATCAAGATCGGTTCGTACATCGTTTTCAAGGGCTTCAACACAGATCCGCTCTGGCGCAAGCCGTATTCCAAAGGCGTCTGGGAGAAAATCACCGGCAGTTTTTGGGGGAACGGGATTCCTGAACTCATGGCGGACCTCCAGTCGATCTGCAATGCATCCATTCGGTCTATGGTCAACAATCTAGGCATAACCAGTGGACCCCAGGTGGCACTTTACGACATAAACCGGGTCGCACCGGGAGAAGATGTGACGCAACTCTACCCATGGAAGATTTGGCAGTTTATCAGCAAGGGCATGGGCACGGAGAAACCCATCGAGTTTTTCAACGTCGAGTCGCACGGACGAGAACTCATGTTGATTTACGATTTCTTCGCGAAACTAGCGGATGACTACACCGGCATACCGGCGTACAGCTACGGCAACGAGCGAGTATCCGGCGCGGCCAGGACTTTGGGCGGGTTGTCCATGTTGATGAATTCTGCCGCACGCGGAATCAAACAGGTCCTCACCCTGACGCACCGCGATGTGATACAGGATGTCATTCAACGCATGTTCGACTGGAACATGATGTACAGCCCAAACGAAGAGGCCAAGGGCGACATCAGGATCGTGCCGACTGGCATTTTGAGTGCCATCATTCGCGAGCAGACCTCGGCACGCCGGATGGATTTCCTCGCACGCACCGCGATACCTGTAGACCTGGCACTGACAGGTCTGAGAGGCCGCGCGAATGTGTTGCGCGAAGCCGCAAAGGACCTCGACATGGCGCCAGACGCGGTCGTCAAGGATGACGAAGCCGTTGCGGCGTTGGAGCAGGGCATGGCGGCGCAAGCCGCCCAAGGCCAACAAGGCGCGGGCCAGCCGGGACTACTATCGGCGCCGCAACAAGGACAAGGAGCAGCACAATGAGCAAGTGGCAGAGGGTTGGGGCGGGTCTCGCGGCATTGGTGGTCCTGATCGGGCTGGTGACGGCCGCGAGCGCCGCAAGATACGAAGAGTTGAATGTGGGCGTTCTCGCCTTGAACAACACCAACATCACGGCGACCGCTGACGAGATCAACACGCTGCACGCCGGTGGCGGTTCGATGACGTTCACCAACGTGACGGCTACGGGTGACTTCATCGGTGCGAACGACGAGACCATCGACAACGCGACAGACTCGCAGGTCAGGATCACGTTCAACGATGATGCGGCTACCCTGGGCAGCCTGAAACTGGAGAGCGACAACGCTGCTGCGAACATGGCCGACAACGATATGTTCAAGATCCTGTTCAGAGCGGCGTCGGAAGACAGCTCCATCAAGTACGACTACGCCACGATTCAGGCGGTCATCACTGACGCGACCAGCAACACGTTGGATGGCGCGATCCTCTTTTTGGCGCTGGTCAACGCGACGGAGCGAACTATCCTTCAGTTGGGCGCAGCCACGGTGATCGGAAGCGGAAACGAGACCATCGCGATCAACTCGTCCGACTGGGACATCAGCACCACGGGTGATGTAACTGGCCTGGGTGCCATTGCTGCCAACGGCGACGTGGACCTGAGCGCGACGGGCGGATCGGCAGGCGATCCAGACTTGGGCGTTACGGGCTACGTGTTGCTCGGTGGCACGGTGGACATGAACGGCGAAGTCCTCATCGGTGATGATGGTGACACGGTCACGATTGATTCGTCCGATTGGGACATCGACGCTCTCGGCAATGCCAGTGGCCTTGGCACCATCGGTTGCGATGGCCTTGCGACGTTGGGTGCTGGTGTGGCAGTAACGGGCAACGGCAACTTCAGCGGCGCTGTGACTGCGGCCACGGCCACGGTTACTGGCAATATCACGGCCAACGGCGATATCGTCGGCGATGGCAGCACGGTAGTCACCAACTGCGCTGGCGTGTATGCCACCACCGTTGAGGCCGATACCGTAGTAGCCAGTGGCGATATCACGGCCAACGGCAAC